ACATTTTCATTTACAGATGCCCTATCCCCAATTGGATTTACAAAAGGGTATCCCTGCGTCCCCTCTTGTGGTCCTAAGTATGCTAGATCTTCTCTTATCTTTTTAAGATCCAATCCCCACAACCCCATAACATTTACTCCCCCAAACAAATTTAACAGTACCTCATCACTATTCATCCCAGCACTTACACCAAATGACCACTTACTTCCACCCCCATAGGCAGGATCCCCCCCAATATTACCACTCATATTAAGTAATCTCATATGGTAAGTAACTTCTCCTGTGGAAGAAAAATCTAATACAATCTCACTTTGAATCAAGGGCCTGTACCACCCACCAGCACCCACAGCCCAATTATCCGCAGTGTCTAACTCATTACCTGGACCAGCAGAGGTTGCATTATTTAAAATTGATATATATCCGTACATATCTGGCATACCTGCCGTAGTACCAGCAGTTAGTAATCCCCTCTCCCCAATATTTAAACTGGAGGCTGGATTTGCATACCCAGCTACGGTATCCCACGAAGAAAGATAATGAACCCAATTAGTTGCTTTTATGGAGGTTCCATCAGCTACCTGGGCAAAAGTACTACTAACTCCTGAAGGAACAAAATTATCCTTTGAGCAATAAGTTCCTACATAAGTTAAGTGTCTACCAAATACTGGGCTATACCCTGATGTGTAGGTCCACGAATCATCAAAAGAGCTTACGTATAACCTATCCCATAAATGTTGGCAAGCAGAGTTCTGACCCTGGGTTATCTGAACACCAAATGCCTCTTCTACTGGGGTAATAGCTCCTGCTACAAGATCCCTGTCCTCAGGGTTAACTGTAGGGACAAGTTTGTTTTCAAAAGGTATATAAGCTGATACTCCTGTGGCTAAAGTTTTATCATAAACCCCGCTGAGTGTAGGGCCTAAACCGCTATCACTTAATACATAGTAATTTATAGCAACCTTTGTAGCATCATCAGGATCTTGACCAAAAGGAGGAGTAGAATTAAGTCTTGAATAGGCCAAACGATCATCTCTTACAGCATTCGGGTGATCAAATTTAGCAAACATAGCTCCCTTCACATAATTTGTAGGATGTATACCTAATTCCAATTGGGGTTTATTGATATACATTGATCCTACCCCAGAAACCCCAGATGTTATATAGCTACTATCCACTAACGACTCGGACCCAGGGCCTAGGCAGGGGGATATGCACACCACACTAGACGCAGCATCTCCCCCTGATAAGTACGCCCCATGCACAAAGGCCCTATACCAACCACCCCCCAACGACCTAACACCACCTAAAGCTGACGCTCCCACCCCCGTATTATAAATTGACGGGGTGCCACTATTATCCCATTGTAGAAAAAGTCTATGCATCTCCCCATTACAACTTAATGCTAATTGCGAATACCCAACGTATAGCCCAGTAGAGGCATAGGGTGCAGCCAAAGAAGAAAGAGTTGAGGATACTTGAATAGGTGGATTATCACGATTAAATTTTACATCTAAAGAAAATACAAAATCAGTACCACTAAAATAAGATTCGGAAAATGCCCCAGATGCCCCATCATAACCAATAGGTTGAGAAAATACTCCTCCTGAGGTATAACTCTCTAATAGGATTGCTGTAGACCCAAAAGTACTTCCAACTACTGGGTAAGACATGTTCGTGCCAACCTCTAGGCTGCCATCAGGCTGAGTGGTCCTGAACCACCCTTGAGTACTATATTGTAGATCAGAATTATGTAAAAGATTTGTGGTAGAATAAGAATGCTGGTTGGCAAGAAACTGATTTTTAGCTTTAGACATGGAGAAAGCATTAACGATATAGTTCTCTGGATCTAAATAACCACTTACAGAATCAGTTCCTATAGAAATAGAGGATGGGGTGGTGAGCATATCTACAATATTCTCGGAAAACCCAACGGTAGTCATGTTCTCACCCTGGTAAAGGAGATCTCTCTTACCACTCTCTCCAGTTCCATAAATTTCTACTATACCTTTCATTAGTTCTCCAAATGAATTTTTGTATACTGCCTAGCATTTGATTCAAATGTATCGTAGCCACCAGTCTGACCCCACATAGGAGCATCCCTATAATTTAGTCTACTTCCACCCTCTGCCCCATATTGAGAAGAGCTAATAGATTTATTTCTAGACCCTAGTTCTTGTGATAACCTTTTAAATTCTCTAAGAATAATTAATACCCCATGTGCGTCTAATGGAACTAATAATACTTCATCTGTTTGTATATTAGAACCTTCAGTTTTACCTGTTGCTATTATAGACGAAGGAGATAGTGAACTATCCTTATAATATAATCCAGAAGGTCCTATACTAAATATCCCATCATAACTAGTTGGTGCCATATAGAAAGAGTTTAGGTTCGCATCCTTCGAATATTGTGCTTGAATTGTTAAATTTACACTAGAGTATAATTTACCTATAGACACAAAAGGACCTATAGCATCACTTACATGAGCAGTAACCTTACTTCCCTCCTGAGTTATCATCTCTCCTACAGGACTAGCTGATAACTGTGTTCCCGAAGCAATAATAAGTCCATTGCTGTCGTAAAAATCAATATCATTTGCCATTATATTTTTAGCTAAACTATAATTATGATAAGAAATAGGATGTTTTACGAAGCTTCTATCATATTGTCTTAAATCTGAAATAGAAACAGAATCTATTATGGCGAAGATACTGGGATCACTATTAGTATAGGGGAAAACTTCTACTATATAATTCTGATCAGCCCTATGAAGCTCATTATGGACTTGATAATAATTTAGTGGTAATTTGATTTTATTATTTTTAGTACTAAAGGGGACTTGACCAACCCTAAAATCATCTTCTTCTAGAGATCCAATAACTTCTTTAGAAGCTTTACGGGCAAAACACTGCTCCATTCCTGGGTTATATAATTCAGTATAATCTAAAGAATGGGATAATACATATTTTACATAATTAATAGCTCCCTTATCCTGTAATATAGATGCATCAAACATTACCCACTCACCATCAGGCATAAGATTCCAAAAGACTTTATTGCCTACCGAGTCAGACTCCACATCCGTATGAATCCACACACCAAAAGAATCACCACCCAATACTACAGAGTCCACCCTCCCAACAGTAGCCTTTAAGCTGAGGTTATACTTTCTCTGTGGTAGTATAAAATTAGTTTCCTCCCCATAATCTTTAAGATTAAATCTAATTCTTGGGAACTTACTTTTAGCATCTAACACTATTAAAGTATTATCTATAGTAAAATTGTCTCTAGTTGGGGAGGCATTAAGAGGATCTAATCTATAAACAGAAAACTCAGACGAACCACCAGAAGCATCCACTAACTCCACCCCAGATAATACATATGGATTACGTAATTCCGATACCTCCACAGGCATATCATCCGACTCTGTTATTGTTGCATTATCTAACCCAGACAAACTTGATAGAGTAAAGGGGTATTCCTCATACAAAAGAGTAGTTAATAATTGAGAACTGGTTTCTATAGCAGACCCATCTACAGTAAAGTTACCGTTATAAAGAAGGGGACCATAAATATTAGATAATATATTGGGCCCTCCATCTTTATAAGTTTCTAAAAGCCCATCTCCTATACCTGTACCCGTAAAATAGGAAATATAATCTTTGTACATTTTATGCATCCCATCAGGAGAATTAATACCGAACATTCTTTTCCCCAAAATTTCATCATAGTACGGTTGCATACTGTCTGGGGTATTATCCCACAATGTATTAGTTATAGAATTTATAGGATTTCTAAAAGTAGAAACATCCAATAAATTTTTATTTATATTATACAAGTTGGTAGCTTCCATAGTATATTTTTTATCTAAAAGTTTATGAAGATACTCAAAGAATTCTGGGGGTCGATCTCTTCTGGCGTAAGGGTTACAAGAGTCTTGGGATAGGGCTGTATTGCCCCGAATATCAAAAGTAGAAGAAACAGCTATACTAGAGAAACTAAGAACAGAGTTAGGCCCATAGCAATCAGCCCATACGGGATCCCCGTAAGGCCATCCACTAACCTCATATAAGTTTTTAAAATTAATTACTGGGTTGTATTGATATTGATCAAATACAAAACCTAAAGGGTAGAAGTCGGTATCACTCCCCGTATCACTTGAATTATAATAAGATGGCATGTTAAAGCCTGTTCTACTATACCATCCCCCCTTTTCAAGATTCTTTGAAAAATTTCTCCTACGCATATTTGTTCTATCAACATTAGAGAGGGGAGCCGCACTTAGAGAAGACCCCTCCATTTGAACAAAATCAATAGGAAAATCTACCATATCTCTTGTAAATACAGGTAAATTAGTGTGATCATTTCTAGCTCTACCAGAGTTAGCTGGGGTTGAGTAGTCACCACCAAACATTCCATTTATGCCACTGAAATTAACCCCAGAGGCCATACCACCCCCCGTAAATCCAGAAATTGACAGGTCCTGTAGCCAATACCGTACACTAGGACAAGTATACTCAGAGTTTTGCATATACTCCGTATCTAATAAATCAACATGAGTTCTAGCGATTGCCTTGGCTGGGGAAAATTCATCAACTATAGAAAGAGATTGAAAAAAATCATGTCTGCTAAAAATACTACTATTAAAGAATGGGGTATCAAAAGATCCTGAAGATACGGAAACATTAAAAGTAGAAGATTTACCACTCCATAAAGGGAGATAATCATATTTTTCTACTTCTCTACGGTCTAGAATGGAAGATTCATTAGGTGGAGTATTTAAAGAACTGGTAAAGAATAAAAATGCATTACTGTAATATTCAGCAGTAGTAGCCCTACTTATTATATTATCTGAAATGTAATCATAGAAAAGAGCAGCGTTTTTCTCAGAGACACCAAAACAAAGTAACTTATCTTTTAAAAATGTAAGAAGCTCTGCGGTAACGTCACAAGACCTATAAAACTTTATTTCTTCCCAGGGTGGTATAGGAAATGCGCGACCCCTATATTCAAATACAAACTCAGGATTTTTTATATCAAATTTAAAATTCCTAACATAAAATAACTCATTAAATTTTTCTACCGCTTCCAAAAATATATGATCTATTAGTACTCTTATATTATGATCCATGTCATCATAATTATATTCCCCATCAGTGTATAAAGCTGCTTCTACTGGAGTCCAAACATTAAAAGAATCAAAAATATTCGTATCAGTTTTAAGTAAATAATATACTAAAAAAGGAATGTAGGATTCATAAAACTCAGATATAGAAGATGGTTCTAGTGCGGTCCCTGGAAGAACTGTGGTCATAGCATTATACAACCCTTCTTTTGTACCTTTCTGCTTATACAACTTTACAGCATACCTTAACTGTCTCCTCCACCCAGAGGCATTGCTTCCCTTAAGTCTCCACCCTATTAGCTCCGCTAAGTATTTTAATAAATTATCAGGACAATTATCTAAATCATAAAGATATTGAAGTTTTTGTGCCTCATTATTAGTATCAAATAGAGAATAAGATACCCCCTCTATGAATTTACTAAAGGGTCCTGTTCGTTCTCTATTATCTAAATAATAACCATTTTCTGTATAATTAGTAAATGCATCTAATACATAGGGATCGTCTTTATCCGCTATGAGATCTGAATAAATTATATCTGTAATAGTATTAAGGTTATCTAAACCTTGTGTACCACTAACATACTCGCCAGTACCAGAGTAATAAACTGTTGGTAGTATGGAGGGTGTTACAGAAGATAGGGTTGACCAGTTCCTCCAAATATAATTAGATAATCCTTTGATACCATCGTTTATTGAAAAGTTAGTAGCTGACGTATACATATCAGTTATGGCACTAGCTACATACCCAGAAGGAGATACCTCAGCAGCAGAAGTGTTTAAAAAATACATCCACCCCAATCTATTAATTAGGTATTCATGAGTCCCCGAGGCTGTATTAGAAAAAGCACTAGTAGTTGTATCAGCTAAAGCAGAAGAATTTAAAATAATTTTGGGGAGAACACTATCTTCAAAAAAGGAAACCATATTATCATAAGGTATTCCCGAAAGATTAGACTCAGATTGTGTGCTATCAGGAGAAAAGTAAGAGCATGGCAATCCAACTAAAGTACCAGTGCAAAGACCTAACTTATGGAGAATCTGTGTTTCAAATTCTATGGGGGATATATTATTTTTTCTATAATTTTCTTTAATAAACCATCTAGACATACCATCAACAGTGTTTATACTAGAAAAAGCTCCTACGGCAGAAACATTTAATAACGAAGATTGGTTAATACAAAAGTTAATATGGCTATTTATTACTGAGTCCACATTTGGGTCAGCCATACCACTAGTTTCCACCTTAGTATTAAAGTATACTGGAGGTATGATGTTCTCTAAAGCATCTTTGTAATTTCTTTTGAAGTAATTCTGTGCCATTAAACTAAAGATACATTAACAGAAATATTATTTAACTGTACAATCTCATTGAATTCGACGTTAATATTTGAATCTACGTTATCTATACTAGAAAATCTCACATCATCAGTCTCAAAAATATACCTATTAAGATCAGATAATATAAACGGATCTCCGAAATCCCAATTATCTACTAAGAAATAATTCTGTACTCTATTAGCCACCCTATTAGTAACGATTCCTTCTATACCCTCAAACCTCTTATCTATATTAATAGTAATCACTAAATCAAGAGTTCTTATAAGACCATCTACCAAAACAATCTCATCCGTTAACATTTTCTTATCTTCTAGTTCTGCCAATAAAGCATTTTTAAAAGATACAGAAGCTTTTTGGAATTGTGTACTACTAGCTTTTTCTAATAAATATAAATCTATAATATTAGCAGATGAGTAAGCTTTTCTAGTTACCGCAGTAGCCTTACCTGTCGTACCTAGGGGGGAAGTAAACTTATTTGCATACGCTCTGTAATCATCTAATGATACCACTCTATCTTGTGTCCTAAAGTATAAAGGACCGTATTTCTTAGCGTGGTCCTTAGTCTCAGCATCTGACCCGCCAGTAGCTATACTAACTTGAGTTGCTCGTATGGACTGATTTACCCCTGCATAGGTGCCTGTGCCTAAAGAATTTATATAACTTTTAGGCACATTACCTCTAGATCCCCCACCAACTCTATATGTAACTAAATATGGGGCTAAAGATGGTGGGGATACCCCATTACTTCCATCCCCAAAAACTACTCTAGCTGAATAATCGTCTGAATAGACTACTTCAAAAATTCTATCATCTGTAGATGAAGCTTGATACAAATTAGTAACCTGCCTATAGGCTCCATCAGCAATAGTAACGGAGGGGATATTAACATATACCTGAACACTATTTTGGATAACGGGGCCTTCCTCTAAATTTATTACTTTAAAACTATCTAGGGATGTAAAAGTTCCACTTTGGATAGCAAAAGCACCTTCTAGTAAAATACCCTCATTATATTTTCCACCAGTAGAACTCTCTAAAGAAGACGTAAAAGCTATAGTTCCATTACTATTTACATTATCCACCATCCCATTAGCATATCGGTATAAAGTATAGGTAAGGGGTTCTCCATCCTGTGGTGAAGTCACCGTAAATACTCTTTCGGAGGGCTGTAAAGTTAAGGTATCCACCAGAACAGGAACATCCTCTACTGTTATATCTGCCGTACATTGGGCAGAGGTAGGACCGTTCATAGCAACCCCCACCAATTGAAATAATTTTCTTACACTATCAATATCTTTTGCAGTGGTTATAAAATTTTCATTGGCTAACATATCAGATTTGAGGGACATAACGGACCCCATATAAGCAACAAGCTCTATAAACATCATACCCAAATCAGATTCAACGAAATTATTGTAATCTGTAGGGTATACTGCTCTAATATACTTTACCAAAGACTCCCTTAAATTAGCAAAGTCCGTAGACGCATAATCAATGTAAACTTCTTTTAAATTGTCAGTAATAGTGGATAACTTCTGAAAATCAGAAGTTACATCAGTAAATGGAACTGGTTGACTAGCGTAAGGATTACTCATATATTTACCTTTATATCTATAACATCTGAAGATTTTACGGGGGATACGGACATTTGTACCTGTATTCCTGGCATACCAAAACCCTTAATATTATCATTTTGAAAAAATCTAATATAATTAATACTAATATTAGGGATATATATAGCCATACCTTGTT